TGTGCCAATCAGAAGCATAAGTTAATTTATCAATACAGATAATTTGTTCTGTGGTGGTAGAAATTAAATGATGAAGAAAATTACTTCCAATAAATCCCGCGCCGCCAGTTACTAAAATTGTCATAATTAATTATTCTCAATTGAATATTTTTTTAATATTTCTGGTGAATATTGATTTACTGCCGACTCTTGATTTTTCTCGTCTCGTTTTTGTTTTTCAAGCAAATAAACTCTGTTTCTAATTTCGGTAGAAGAGTATTGATGTCTTCGTAAATGATAATGTATTTCTATACCATGATCTATACAATATTGCTTTCCAGTAACATCAACATTTTTATATTCTTCACTTAAAAACCGAATGTGAAGCGTTTGTGTTTGAATTAAATTAAGAAGGTCTGCTTCAGTTTCATATACAAGAATCTCATCCACATATTTACATCCTTGTAACTGTATATACCTTTCATATACAGATTGGACTGGTTTATTTTTAATACCAGGACGATCTATCGTAGGATCAACTTGAAGTGCTACTTTCAAATAATCACAAAGTTCTTTTTCCATTTTGAGCATAGTTACGTGTCCAGCATGAAATAAATCAAATGAACTGCAGTTGAATCCTATTTTCATATAAAAACCTTTTTTTAATATTATACTAAAAAAGGAGAGTTTATGCAACTCTCCTTTGGGTTTTTTAGGCTCGCCACTTATTCTTTGACTGGAAACAAGAAACCAGGCGGGAGTTTTCTCCATCCGCACCACCAATTTTTGAAGGAAATTGGAAACCTATTGAGGGGTCATTTTGGATCCACCAGTGCTTTTAGAGTCTCTCCGTGACTAAAGGGGTTCATCACCGACCAGGGTTTTTAAAGACTCTCCATGTCTTCATCATCATAGTCCTTCACATAACAAGGGACTCTATCAGGATCTAACCAACGGGCATATTGATGGTCCTCCATAGCAGTCAAACACTGCATCTGATTATCAAACAGATAGATGTCGTTCCATCGTTTTGTATAATAGTCTTTTTTTTGAAGGCGATAATCAGGTTTGCCGTTGAGTTCAATAATACCTTTTTCTACAAACCTATATTCTTCTTTTTCAAGAATAACTTTAGATTGTATCATCGTACTTCTACAGTTTCCAAATCAACAAGAACATATTCCATAAGCATTTCATAATCATCCAAAGGATCACCAGAGAACACTACACCTTCAGTTTCATAATACCGACGAACTTTTTTGTAAAGTTTCGGATTCTTTACATCAAGATAAAAATCACCGTTGGCGGCAGCACGAAGTGTTTGAATGTCTTTCTTGAATTTAGCAGTAAGAGTCATTTGACTTGTTTGTTTACCTGTTTATTATAGAGGTTTGACTTGTGAAAGTCAAGTAGGACAGTTTGGATTCTGTCCTGATGGGAATACTGGGAGTTGAACCCAGACTAAGCCCTTATAAGGAGCCCGCTCTAACCATTAAGCTATACTCCCCCACAAATACTACGGAGCTTCGTTGTTTAACTCGGTGTGTATTCGTATGAGATCGTCGTCTGCGGGAATCACCACTACTGCTTTTTCATTTTCATCTATAATTCCTATGTGCTCACCTTTTTCAACTCTTTCAAGGAGTTCATCAAATCGTTCTTGAAATTCTTCCACAGTAAAAACTTCCATTTATCAAAAAGGATTAGAGTAGGCAAGGCAATCATCACTTACTTGAGCACGAACCACTTCAAGAACATTTATAAATTGTTCAGGAGTCTCACAATTCACAACTCGTTCGCCACCCTCACTTGAATACAGGTAGAACTTACGAGCGAGAGTATCCACAACGCAGCGTGTGAGAACTTCTTGGGTGTTGGCAGGCATTTGGTCTGGTCTCGATTACCTAGGTATTATAGGGCATCTGGGGAGGGTTGTCAAGTGCCCTATGCGGTCGGAGTATTGATTCTATTGGCATATTGAGGGTCATTATAATTTTTATCTGGATAATTCTTGTGAGATTCTCCTTCATATTCTACCAC